ATGACACGTGTAAAAAAATACGATGGGATTACCCATTATTTAAAAAGCAATAATGGCTCCCAAGTGACGCTGACCTTTACGCAATTTGACGAGCTGTTGTTCCCACGCAGTGGCCTGCCGCAAACTGCGCGACAAGATCTAGACTGGTGGGCGAATGATTATCGCCATCCAGAAAAAGGCGCATACGGCTGGTTGAATGCCAACTACGAAGTCGTTCAGGTCAATCTCGATAAAGAATATGTAGTCTTTAATAAATTAGTAAAATCAAGCTGGCTGATCTAGAAAAGACCACAAATTAATAATAACCACAGAAGCACGGCAAAATAATTTGCCGTGCTTATTTTGTCAGTCCAACTTTTCGCAGGTTATTAGGTGAGAAATAAAATCTAAGTGCTTCAGCTAAATATAGCTCAATCAGTTTAGTTGGATGATATGCGTAGAGAAAATAAGACTCATTTTTCATGCACTTTGAAAAATGAATCCCTTGAAGGGAACTAGCTGTCAGTTCCGTAGTAAAATTCTTTACCACCCTTCTGCGTACCTTTCTATAAAAGAGGAGGCCGCAAATGATGATGACAGGTCAGCGTTTATTATGGAAGGAATGGCAGGCTTTTTATCCAGAGGCAGATTTGACGCATGCTGAGAAGATCCCCGCGATGTTGGCTGTTGAAAATGGCTGGTTATGTCAGCGCTGCGGAGAAGTTTCGCAGGAAAAAGTTCCAGCAGATTATTTCTATTGTCCGGCCTGTTTAACATTAGGGCGGGTGGATAGCCGAAGTTATCTTTATTATTTCTCGGCTAAAAGTCTGCATCCTAGAAACGTTCAACTGACTTGGGCGGGGGAACTATCCTCTGCCCAAAGCAAAATTGCTGAGACCCTGCTTGAAGACCAGTCAGTAGCCAACACATTTCTGCTTTGGGCGGTGACCGGGGCTGGAAAAACGGAAATCCTTTTTCCTCTATTGAAGGAATTTTTGGAACAGGGAAAACGTATCTCTGTGACGTCCCCTCGAGTCGATGTTTGCAACGAAATTTTTTTACGGTTTCGACAGGCTTTCCCAAATGAAAAAATCAGTCTTTTTCACGGACAGGAGAGAAAGGACGCGGGGGACACTTTTGTGGTGTGTACGGTTCATCAGCTTTTGCGCTACCACGATTATTTTGATTTAGTGATCGTTGATGAGGTGGATGCCTTTCCTTATGACACAGATCCCTTATTACATCGTGCAGTGGATACTGCGCAGCGGCCAAGGGGCAAGCGCGTGTATTTGAGTGCAACACCGGATGGCAAACTAAAAAAGCTGGTGGACCGATTGTATTATTTGCCGGCTCGTTACCATCGCCGCAGTTTGCCAGTCCCAGAATTGCTTTTTTCATGGCAGTTAGAGAAGGAGTTGTTAGACGGGCGTTTATCTAAAAAAATCTTAGTAAAAATAGCGGCGTTGCTAGCAGAAAATCACGTACTGATTTTTTGCCCAAATATCCCGTTGTTAGAAAAAATGGCCGAGTGTATCCAATGTGAATTTTCAGAAGTTCAATTAACGACTGTCTTTTCGCAAGATCAAGAGCGTTTAGTAAAAGTTGAAAGGATGCGTGCTGGAAAGTATCAGGTACTTCTGACCACGACCATTTTAGAGCGAGGATAATTGTACATACTCAGTCATAAAGAATAACCTCAACGTCTTCATCCTTACATATTACACGCTTTACGAGAGAGTCAATAGCAAGACATTTTTCTTCAAAGCTACTATTATCCCAGTCGAAATTTTTGAGTGATTCCAAAACCTTAATCAAGGCGCGATTCTTCTTAGGAATTTTAGCCGCTAGTTTTTCTTTTTGCTTATTTATGCTTTTTAATCGTTTGTTGTACTCCTCGATCTCTATCATGTCGAATTGATATAAATCTATCAATTTTGATTGTTGTTTTTCTAGTTGCCTCAATTGCTTGTGCGTATCAAGTGAAACGGGTTTAGTTGATTGCAACTTTTTAATCGTTTTATCGAAATCAATATTTTTAAGCTCTTTGATTACTGCCTCATCGATATATTCGGTACGACGATTTTTTTGCGGACAGTTTGGATCTTTTATACCTGATGGTCGTGATTTGCGATGTGAATTACATGTGTAGTAAGCATAGACAGCTTTATTATTCTTGTAATGATTCAGTTTAACGATCGATGCGCCACAGTATCCACAATATAGTTTTCGAGCTAACAGAGCTGATCTATTTGTTTTCGGTGATGAATAACGATCATCTTGATTACTTATTCTTTCTTGTGCAGCTTGAAAAGTATCTTCGCTAACAAGTGGTTCATGTTTTCCTTCATATGTAATCCCGGCAAATGTGTTTTTCCCGATGTACACATCATTTGTAAGGACTCGCTTTACAAAATTAGGGTTATACAAAATTTGGCCAAATCTGGTATGGCAATCCTTAAATATCTCATACATACTTTTTCGTGAGTAAACATAATCATTAAATATAGTTTCAATTATTTCAGCAGTGTTTTCATCCCTAACCAGCTCCCCATTATTATATACGTATCCAACAGGCGTATTGTTACCACCTCTGTAAAGCCCCTTTTTGGCTCTCTCAACACGACCAAGCATTGTTCTTTCTTTAATATTATCCCGTTCCAATTGAGCGAATACGGCAAGAATCCCAATCATTGCACGACCGAAAGATGTGGTTGTATCAAATGATTCTTGTAGACTAATAAAGTCAACGTTGTTTTTTAGAAAGACATCCTCAATTAGATACATGGTATTCTTTTGAGATCGTGACAATCGATCGAGTTTGTAGACAATTACAACATCAAGGCGTTCATCCTCAATATCTTCGATCATTTCTTTAAGGGCAGGGCGATCGACTTTCGCTCCGGAAAAGCCACCATCTATATAAGTTTTGTAAACCTCATAGTCTTTGGCCGTTGCATAAGCAGCTAGTTTCTCCTTTTGAGCCTCAATAGAATAGCCTTCTTTCTCTTGGTGAGGCGTAGAGACTCGAATATAAAGTCCGGCTTTTTTCATAATTAAAATCCTTTCGAATGTATGTTCTTATTCAGCTAAAAGAAGAGCTCCGAACGGAGCCCTTAATACCGTCTATTGAATTGTAATATCTTCAGTTGCAATAGGGTCATTCATTGAGAAAAGTTCGTCAGTAAAGGTGAAAGTTACAGGTTTAGATTCATCAGCAAAATTATATGCATAAGCACCTTGTATAGTTCCTCCGGGGTTTATATCTTTTTGAAGCATATCTAATTTCTCTTGAACTGGCGAATCCATAGTCACGGAAAATTCTAATTTCTCTGTGGTATCGCCAGTATTTTGGCTCGCTTGTACCATCCCCATATACATCGTCTGCACATTTTTAGCCTCATTAGAATTATTTGTTAAATCAAACAACACATAAAACATAGAATTCCCGTCGTAATCTGTACCTTTTTGGAATCCAGTAATTTTTAAGACACCATTTGGAACAGTTAGCGTCCTATTTTCATATGTTCCATCTTTCTTCTTGGTTTCGCTTGTAGCAGTCGCTGAACTTTTTACATGTTTTGTATCACTTGAGTTATTGGATGATCCGCAAGCTCCCAATCCTACCAACGATATTAAAATAGCGCAAGATAAAACAATTTTTTTCATTTTCTAACTCCTCGTTTCAATATATTTAATATATAAACCCTAGCCGGAGCGGCAACTCCGACTGGGGTATTTTTTAGAGGTCGGCACTCATTTTAAGTGCTTTACCTAAAATTCTTGCTGGATTGTCTGGTGTCACTACATAAGGGTCGTACGATTGGTTATCAGGCATCAACATCACTAGGCTTCCTTGACGTTTCACACGCTTTAGAGTAGCTTCCGTATCCCCATTAACCAACACCGCTGCAATCTCTCCGTCTTCTACATCTGGCTGTTGTCTGATTAATACATAAGCGCCGTTAGGAATAGTAGGAGCCATGCTGTTACCTTTACAATGTAAGTAAAATAGATTCCCGGTTGGCAGTGTGTCTGCCACTTCTTCCCGGTATCCTTGGATATTTTCTTCGGCGGTGATGGGGTCTCCGCAAGCGATGTCACCTATGATGGGGACGGAAGCCATTTCTTTAACTTGCATCATATTGACTATTTTAGATTCATACCGAGGGTCTATTGCTGATTTGGGAACGTTAAAAAAATCGGCGAGTTTTTGAATATTCCCTGCATTCGGTGTCGATGTTCCTTTGACATAACCGGTCAGCGTAGACCGCGGAATGCCGGTATGATTATGAATATCTACTTGGGTAACGTTTCTGGTAGATATTAGCTCATTAATATTGCGAGAAATATCTTCTCGTATTTTTAATTCATAAGGTGTCAATTCTCCCCTTGCCATTTTTAAAGCACCTCCTTTTTTCTATACCTATATAATATCGAATTTTTTCGTACTTGTAAATAGATTGATACGAAAAAATATAAAAAATATCGACAAAAACAGTTGAAAGTACGATTTAATTCGTATATAATGAAATCAAGTTAAGGAAAGCGAGGTGAACTTTATGACAGATGTAACGATTCAAATGTCTCTAAAAGCAGCGCGAGTAAACGCAGGTTTCACCAGCAAGGAAGCAGCAGAAGCCGTTGGTGTCCATTATCAAACGCTAACAAAATACGAAAAGGATAGTTCCGATATTTCATTTTCTTTATTGGAAGAACTATCTAATTTGTATCAAGTACCTATCAATAATATTTTTTTGGGCAAAGAGTACGAGTTAATCCGTATTATCGCAAAAAAAAGACAGGAGGCTTAGTATGAACGAACTCATTAAAGTGATAACTAACGAAAATGACGAGCAGTTAGTCAGTGGACGTGATTTACACGAATTTTTGGAAGTTGAAACGCCTTATAAGAAATGGTTTGGGCGAATGTCCGAATACGGATTTGCCGAAAACGTTGATTTTATCGTGATGGACAAATTTGTCCAAGACGAAACGGCATTCGGTGGGCATCGAAGAATTACCGACCACGCTTTAAAACTCGACATGGCAAAAGAAATTTCTATGATTCAACGATCTGAAAAAGGAAAGCAGGCACGTCAATATTTCTTACAAGTTGAAAAAGCCTGGAACAATCCGGAGATGGTTGTACAGCGAGCTTTACAAATTCAAACACGCAAAGTTGAAGCGTTACAACTCGAAAATGCTGAATTGAAACCAAAAGCGCTTTTCGCCGATGCAGTACGAGGGAGTACGAATAGTTGTTTGATTAAGGACTTGGCGTTAATGCTGAATCAAAATGGGATCAACATTGGGCAGAACAGATTGTTTGCTTACATGCGTAAGCATAAGTACCTAGGAAGCGGCAAAGGGCATTATAACAAGCCTACGCAAAAATCAATGGACAAAGACCTGTTCGAATACCGTGAACATTTCCACACAAATAGTTCTGGCGAAGTCGAAGTGAGATTCACACCGCTTGTTACTGGAAAAGGACAAGAATACTTCGTCAATGAGTTTTTAGATTCAGAAACAGCATAGGAGGTGTGAACAATGGCTAAGAAAAAAGAAAACGGCTTGACGGTTACTGTACGTAACGCAAGTGGTACACGTACCCGCTATCCCGACGGACGTGTAGAAGGTGACCATATAACTGTTTCTGCCGAACGACACGCGATCGCCCTTGAAGGTATTAACCGATTGCGAAGAGAAGTAGCGTTAAAAAAAGATAGTGAAGCAATGTAAAGGAGGCAACAGCATGAATGAAGAAAAATCCTTGTCAGAAATATATGGGGAAAACACTAATTTTGGAAAAATTATTCTTTCCTCAGACGGTATAGAAATCCAAGGAAAGAAACTAAAAAATGTAATACCCGATAGTATTGATATCGCTGCTTTTGGCAACAAAACCATGGTTGCATGCTGTTTTGTCTGTGATGAATTCAGTCTAATCCCAAGCGACTCGAGCGATTAATTTGGAAATGTTTTTTGGAGTTGGCTCTAGTCCTTCTTCTATTGCATATTTTTTGATTTTGTCCCAAACACCAACTTTTTTCGTTTGTTCCAGATATAGATAGCCTGAAGTACTAAGCCCTTCTATATCAAAAAGAGTTCCATCCATGTATCCAGTAGTTCTTCCTTTTACAAGGCCATCCTCGATTAAATTAGCAGTGATTTCTTGTAAAAAGTCAATTGAGCTACGATCACCTAAATCTTTTCTGATTTGAGAAACTTCATCAGATGAATCTATTAAATCTAGTAATTCTTGAAAGTTAGAAGGTCGAGAGTTGTTGATAGTATCTAAAATTAGTTTGTATATATTGAAATAGTTCATAATCTTTCACCACCTTATCAGTTATTTCAGCAGACCACTTGCTGATAAGGAAATTATACAACAGAAAGGAAGTACCACATGAAAAATAAAAAAATCGCACTAGGAGTTACCGCTGCATTGTTACTAGGATCAACTGTAGGATTCGCAGCAGGCGCTGGGTTCTTCGATAACGCAACAACTGTTGAACAGAACATCTACAAACTGGCTAACATTGCTACGCAGAACAAGCAGAAGGCAGCAGACGTTCAAAGCAAACTTGATCAAACGACTGGGCAGCAAAAGAACCTGCAAGATCAACTAGACAGTTTGAAACAGCAATTGGCAAACAAACAAAACGAGGTCAATGCGAAGCAGTCTGAAATCGAAGCCAAACAGCGTGAAGTCGAGTCTAAGCAACAGGAAGTCACGCAGAAACAGCAAGAGGCGGATAAGCTGCGTAATGAACTATCTAATGCTCAAAATGATTCAGCACAAAAAGACGCACGGATGGCGGAGTTAGCAAATTTGAGCCAACAAAAAGTAAACGAGTTGGGCCAGTAGGAGGGTTAATGATGAAAAAAATCTATTGGCTACGTCGATTAACACTTCTAATGGCGATGATCGGCGTTGGTGCTGCAACAACTGGATTTATACCAGTATGGATCAAGATTCTACTTATTGCGGGCGTGGGAGGAAATCTCTTATTGACTGAGGAGTTCGAGTTCGATCTTCGAAGTAGAGCTAGCGGGAGGTGATCAATTTGGCGAAAAACTGGACTACTAAAGAAATTCAATATTTAAAGAAGAGTGCTTTACTAGCTGAAACCAATGAAGTCTTAAACATTGCTGATATGGCAAGAAAACTAAATCGCACCGCTCAATCTGTACAGAGTAAAGTTTACTATCTGCAACGATCAGAAGAACTTCCTAGAATAGACCGTTCTAAATCATTCGATATTGCCGGGAAACCCTGGTCAAAGAAAGAAGATAAGCGGCTTATTGCCATGAAGAAAAACGGCTCTACTCACGCGGAAATTGCAGAGCATCTCGGAAGAACCGAAAACTCAGTGGTTAGCCGAGTACATCGATTAAAGAATTCAGGGAAAGTCAAAAATATTCGAAATAGGTGGACAGATGAAGAAATCCAATTGATTCTTGACCACGTGAAATTCGATTCGAATGGATTCGTTTGTAATTACGATGAACTTGCTCGTCTTGTAAGGAAACAGCTCCAACAAGTCTACGCGAAAATTTCAAGGTTAAGAAAAGAAGGTGTAATAACCGAAGCTCCTAAGCAAGGAACTACCAGTGTAAAAGCTAAAGAATCAATGACTAGATTTAACGATGCTCGTTTTGCTCATGTTCCAAAGAAAAAGGAGGAAGTTCCAATGAATGGACCAACTGTGAATCAATCAGATGTCTCTATCGAATCGAAACAAGTTAGTTTGATTTTAACCACAGTTATTGTTAGCGGTCAGCGAACAGATCAATATTTCACACAAGAAGGGGAATTGATTGCAACAAAAAAAGAGCCTACCTCGTCGGCCAACGAAGTAAGCAAATAAATAAGAATACATCTAAAAGGAGTGTAACACATGACCGAAATTCTAATCAACAAAATTAAGTATAAGCACTTCAAGGGGCTAGAAGATTTTGAACTGTCATTGAAAGGATCGTCTGCTGTAATCAGCGGTCGTAACGGTTTAGGTAAAACAACATTATCAGACGGCCTGCAGTGGCTATTCTTTGGAAAGGATTCCACCGGAGCAAAACTAAACCCAAAGCCACGAGACAAACAAAATCAAGAGCTTTTAGGATTAGAACCAACGATTGAAGCCGAAATGATTATCGATGGAAAAGTGACGGTACTCAAACGAATTCAAGAAGAAAAATGGACTGCAAAAAAAGGCGAGCTTGAAAAGACTCGTAGTAGCGACAGTACAAGATATTTTATCGATTCAGTGCCTATCAAAGAGAAGGACTGGAAATCATACCTTGAAAAATTAGGCGGGGAGCCTACATTACAAATGCTTTCGAATTCGGCTTTTTTTATGACACTGAACTGGAAAGAACGGCGTGAGCGTTTGATTACCCTTACTGATTTAACTGATGAACAAATCATCAAAGAAGATGACGAACTCAAAGAAATCAACGAATTTATTGGTGACCATACCATTGATGAAATGAAGAAAATTCTAAAAGGTCAGAAGTCAGATATTAAAGCCGATATTGACGGCATGCCAGCGCGTATTCAAGAAGTCACTGACATGAAAAATCAACTTGGTTTAGCAGACGACAAAGCGAAGCTAGAAAAAAGTATTGCTGATATGAATTCAATGATCAGTGAAAAGGAATCATGGTTGATAGATGCCAAAGCCGGGACAGTAAATCATGAATTAAATGAACTTAAACAGAAGCAGGCCGACCTACGAGCAAAGCTTGTAGACGAAAAGACAAAGTTCCAAACCAGTCTTTTTGCAGCAACGTCTAGCTTACAAGAAGACTTCAATAATCAACGCGCTTTAGTCAATTCGCTCAGAACGGATTTATCAACTCTAGAAAGCAAAGAGTATCGTCTGCAGGAGGCGTTGAAAGAAAAGCGCGAGTTTTTGCAGGATCATCTAGTTAAATACAAGGAAATCAAAGCCGTAGATTTTGATGAGCATCAAAAGACGTGCCCGACTTGTGGCCAAGATTTACCGTCGAATGAGATCGAAAAAATGGTTTCTAAATTTAACAAGAATAAAGCCGATCGCTTAGAAAAAAATGTTGAAGTTGGAAAAGCGACTAAAGAAAATGCAGCCAAATTAGAAGCTGAAATCCTTCCACTTCAAAAGGAGATCACCGAAAAAAGAAAGCAGCTTGAAGCGTCTAATTCACGCTTAGACGAAATCAATAACGATTTGATCTTCCAGAAAAATAAACAAGGCGTTTTTGAAGATTCTCAAATTTATAGAGACATCATTGCAGAAAATACTCAATTAGAAACAGCTATGGAACGAGCAGCCACTAAAGATACAAATGCCGAGGCTGACAAGCTATCCGCCGAGATCCAGTCGGATAAAGAAATACTCGCCGGTCTGAACCATGAACTTCAAAAGTTCGACATGATCAAGACTTATGATGATCGTTTAGCTGAGTTAAAAGACCAAGATAAAGATTTGAAGAATCAAAATCAATTAGTCGAAAAACAATTATGGCTTATCGAGGAATTTACTCGTCGGAAGGTTAAGCGGATCGAGGAATCAATTAATGAACTGTTCTCCATCGTTAAGTGGAAATTGTTCGATGTTCAGAAAAACGAAGGTATCAAAGAAATGTGCGAAGCCACTTATCAAGGTATCGAATACAGCAGCGGTTTAAACAACGGCGCACGGATCAATTGTGATCTGGATATTATCCGCACGTTGTCTAGAGAAATCGGGATCACGATGCCAGTGCTCATTGATAACGCTGAGTCAGTTAATACATTACAACCAATCGAAGGACAAATGATCGAGCTTCAAGTAACCGAAGATGAAAAATTGAAGGTAGAGGTTTAAAAATGGAAATTATTGCTTATGTAAAAGATTATGGAGAGAAAATTTTTATCGGAACGTTTGAATCGATGGAAAATATTCATGATGAAGTTGAGGCCAAAATGGATGATTTAGGACTTAGTTACATGATAACTGGCGGGCAATTGAAGCGGCCTATCTACATTGTTCAAGGTACTAACGAATACAAATTAATTTGGGGGTCGAATAGATAATGACTAATCAAAATACACCAGCATTATTGCAAAAAGATATTACAGATCAAGTTAATGGGAAATTGGTTGCTTTAAAAAATGAAGGATTACATTTACCTCCTGGTTACGCAGCAGCGAATGCGCTAAAGAGTGCTTTCTTTGAACTGCAGGAGGTTCAGGACCGGAATAAAAAACCCGCTCTTGATGTTTGTACGAAAGAATCAATCGCTAATACTTTGCTAGATATGGTAGTGCAAGGTCTTAGTCCTGCGAAAAAGCAATGCTATTTCATTGTATACGGAAATAAGCTGCAATTGAATAGATCATACTTCGGTACACAAGCAGTTTTAAAACGGCTATCCAATGTTAAGGATATTTGGGCAAATGTTATCTATCAAGGAGATACCTTTGATATTGAAATTGTCAACGGTCGTGAAACGCTTAAAGATCACAAGACAGCATTTGAAAATCGCGACAATGAAATTATCGGGGCGTACTGCATTATCGAAAAAACGGACGGTGAACGTGTGCTTACGACGATGACGAAAAACGAGATCGACAAATCTTGGAGTAAAGCAAAAACCAAAAACGTTCAGAATGACTTCCCACAGGAAATGGCGAAACGTACAGTGATCAATCGTGCTGCTAAGGCTTTCGTCAACACTAGTGATGATAGCGATCTACTTATTGAGGCAATTAACAACACGACTGCCAACGAATACCAAGACGAAAACGAACGAAAAGAAGCAGAAATCATTGATGAGATCGATCAAAATGCCAACAGTGAAATACTTGATCCCAAACCTGTAGATGTAATTGATGAACCTCAAGCTAGCGGAGAGGTTGAGGAGCCTTTTATTGAACCAGAACCACAAGAGGATGCTGATCCATATGCTTAAGATAAAAAGCTTTGGATCGGGCAGTTCAGGGAATGGTTACCTGATCGATGACGGCATAACTCAATTAATCATTGAAGCGGGTGTCCAATATAAAAAAGTACAAGAATCAATGAGCTTTGATTTTTCTAGAGTCGCTGGCTGCTTGATCAGCCACGAGCACCGGGATCACTGCAAATATGTTCGGCCGCTGATTGATCAAGCGAGTATCGAAGTATTTGCGACGCACGGGACCATCAACGCAATGTTTGACGATGAATTCTTGAAGTTGAAGCGTCACCACGGTTATCAATTTACAGACCTTGGCTATAAAGCGACTAGAAAAATAGGAACATGGTTCGTCACTCCCTTTGAAACAGAGCATGATGCGGCAGAGCCTTGCGGATTCTTGATTGACAACATTTCTGGTGATCGACTGGTGTTCATTACAGATTCATATTACGTGAAATATAAGTTTCCAAATGTGACTCACATGATGGTGGAGGCCAACTATTCAAAAGATGTGATCGACGAAAAAATGATCAGTGGCTTCGATGTGAAAAGAAAAACTCGCTTACTAGAAAGCCATTTTGATTTTGATCAAACGAAAGAATTTATCAAAGCAAATAAATCCGATCGACTGCAGGAAGTCTGGCTTCTTCATCTATCTGATTCAAATAGTATCGAAAAACAATTTAAAGAAGAGACCCAGCAGCTTGTTGGAGTTCCCGTCTATATAGCTTAGGTGGTGATTTCATGACCGGTGGATGGATTAAGCTTTATCGTCAACTACTAGAAAAACCGATTTGGTTGGAATCATCACCAGAGCAGAAAGTAATTTTGATTACTCTTTTGTCGATGGCCAACCACGAAGAAAAAGAGTGGGAGTGGCAAGGCGTCCCTTATAAAGCTAAACCCGGTCAATTTGTCACATCACTCGAAAGCATTAGAAAAAAATGCGGAAAAGGTATCTCATTGCAGAATGTTCGTACTGCGCTAAAAAGATTTGAAAAGTACGAATTTTTAACAAACCAATCAACAAAGCAGAATAGGTTGATAACTATTGTTAATTGGGGGATTTATCAAGAAAAAAATGCAGAGCTAACAGACCAACCAACAGTCAGCTCACAAACGCCTAACAGTCAGCTAACAACTAACAAGAATGTAAAGAATGATAAGAATGAAAAGAATATACATCATGATGGGGATGAAATCATGAAAGAAATTTTCCAACTCTACGAAAAAACATTTGGAGTTTTGAATTCAGTCAACGCTCAAAGTATTCAGTATTGGTGTGAAGACCTTTCATCTGAATTATTGGTTGAAGCACTCAAAAGATCAAAGGGATCTCGTTCCTTCAAATACACAGAGGGAATCTTGAAGAAATGGGAAGCAAAGGGCGTAAAAAATATGACTGACGTAAAAACTCTAGACGAAGAGTTCGAGAACGGAAAGACGCAAAGTAGATCAAATTCGCAACCGAGCGAATGGAAAGAATCAGGTGATGATTTTTGATCGAAGGAATTACAAGACGATTTGGCGCATTGATCAATGGTGGACCTTGTCCAAAATGTGGAGAGCAAATGCTCAAATGGGAAAATAAAAATAAAGATGGATCAGAACGATGCGCACCTGTTTGTATCGCTCCAGGTTGTGGGCACCGGGAAATGGCTAAGCGCAACAATAATAAAAATCAAGTCATTGTTGATGAATCAGTGAGAAAAGCTGCCGAATTAAAAATGATAAATAATTCCATCGTAACCGATACGAAAGTTTGGCGAAGTAGTTTCGAAAGTTACAAAGTGATGGATCAAGAAACGCAACAAGCAAAATTTAAAGCTCAAAACTGGATGAATAAAATTCTTAACAACGAAAACCTTCATGTGATCTTTACTGGTAATCCCGGAGCGGGCAAAACACATCTAGCAGCAGCGATCATCTTTGAAGTCTTGGAAAAATCAAATTATAAGCGAACTGTAGGGATCATTAATTTTCGAGAATTACTTGAGCAACTGCGTGTGGCCATCAATGACGATGAAGTACGGAAGTCAATCCGCGGGGCTCTGATGACTGAAATCAAAAAGATGGACGTTTGCGTTATTGATGATTTAGGTGCCGAATTAGGAACAGCAGAGAACCCTACAAAGCCGACGCCATTTGTCATTGAAACATTGCAATCGTTGGCTGAAGCTCGTCTGGAAAAAGCGACGATCTTTACCAGTAATTTAAATTCAAAACAGATTTTGACTCTATACGGTGAAAGAATTTATTCCCGGATGATGAATGGAGCAAAAACAGATGATAAATTGAGTGCTTTTCGATTTAAAGAGACATCTGATAAAAGGAGGAATCCGATTTGAGTTTTGTTGTAAAGAAAGAGTGCTATCTAGATGAACATGGTAATGGTAGACCCAGCTCAATACATGCCAAGAAACATGATGATTACGGGATAGCCGAAGCTGTTGCCACAACTTGTGGCGGCAGAGTTGTAGAACTAATTGATAAGACAGATAGACAAGTGGTTAAAACTAAAATCGAACCAAAAAAGAAAAAAGCATCCAAAGCAAATCAAGCTTGGATGCGGAAAGGATATTTTGATGGGGAATAGTCCAACAGCTTTGAATAAGCGAGGAAAGAAAGTGGTCATCGACGGCTACAAATTCGATTCAGAAAAAGAAGCATTGTTTTACCAGCGTTTTGTAAAGGATTGCGGATTGCCGTTTGAGGTGCATCCACGTTTTAAATTGACTGAATTAACTGAACTTCCGGAAGGCGGCAAGATTACGCAAATTGCCTATTCACCAGATTTCATTATTAAGGATCATGATGATAATTGGCTGCACGTAATTGACGTGAAAAACAGTTTTGGAATGTACGGAATTGATCAAGCGAATAAACTGCGTTTCAGATTATTTGCGATTTTCTTCAAGCATCCGGTTGAAGCTGTAGTGATCCGGAAGAATGATTTTAAAGTTATCACTCAGGGCGTTACAAAACCCTTGAATGATAAAAAGCCTTTTATTACCACCAATTTTAATTACCACTGGAAAGATGCAACGAACTATTGGGAGGAGAACAATGATTGATTTTGATGTGAAAAAAGGGTACGCCTTTTCGGGAAACGAAAGAGAAAAATCTAAAGCAGTTCACGAGAGGTTTAGTGAATTGACTAAAAAATACAGTATCGGTAAAACTAACTCGTTTAGTTTAAAAAAAATGACAGAAAAAGAACTTGAAGCTGAAATGGAAAAATTCGACATTTTCATTAGTCGTGAACCAAAGTATCACCATAGCATCCATACAGTATTGAAAAATAATACTGATTTGAGCAATGAAGACATGTTGATAATTTGTGACAGCGGCAATTTATGTTTTGGCGGTTCCTATGAAGGCCACAACCAATACAGAATTTCAGAAGATTAATCAAAAAGGAGTTCTACTAATGAAAATCAGTGATTTAGGAACAATTTTGAATGGCATTTCGAAAATTCACGGTGATGAATCTAGAAAAGTCACGATTGATGCAATCCAATACGAAAAAGGTAAAACGCTGCATGTGTCTACGTCAACGGATTCTGTAGACGTAATAGCGAGCGTCATGATAGACATCAAAAACGAGGAGGACAAATAAATGTCAATTGAATTTAAACCAACAATCAAATCGATCAATATAGCAAGCGAGGATTTGACCAAGATTACTTTAGAGGTGAAGAACGGCTCTTTGGATGGTCAATACGAGGATTTAAGAAAATTATCAGGAAAAACGGTAGTTGTGGCCATGTTGCCTGATCATTATTCTTACACTCAGAAATTTGATCGCAGTACAAATAAACCAGTTCAGGAATGGATCGTCAATCCTGATGGCACTGCAGAAATGAAGGAAACAGAGCAAACTCAATTAGATGTTGATGGAAAAGGCAACATTGATATTCGAGAAATTGAGAAGAAAGTTGATAAAGATTTGATTGATGAATACATCATGAAATCTAATTCGATTGAATTTCCGGGAATCATTAATCCTCGTGATGTCATCTCTCGGTTAGACCAAGGAGACGATTTAGGAGAAGTAGCTGATGCTTATGAAATGTCTGACGCCGCTCTATTGGCTGAGATCGAAAAAGCTCGTAAGTATTTTGCACCGTTTGCTGATGCATGGAATAAAGTTCGAGATGAAGTTGTCTTTCAGGATGCAGATGAAACTGACTCGGAGGTTGATGATGATTCCGATTCGAAAGAAAGCGATAGTGAAGACCCAAAACAAGAAATGAATAATCTGTCGGAAGAAATCCAAAATGTCTCAGAAGACGAAATAGATGCTAATGAAGAGACTCCGGGAGTTGATGTTGAAGCTGAGGGTGATTTACTTGGACAATCAGATCCTTACGGAAATGAACCGCCAGAAAATGAAGATTCTGAATCTGATGATCAAACGGATGATGCAGATCCGGAAGATGATCCCTATAAATAAAGAGGATCGCGTTTTGATTTTAGAAAACGCAAAGTGGATTTGGTCCAAAGAGGAAATAGAGCGTGCTATATCGCTCTTTTCCTTGGGATTGACTCCTAGTAGAGTTGCAGAGGTCATGGATCAAAAATACATTGATACAGGCTTGCTGTATCTCCATTTACTGGATAGCGGAAAAATAAAAATGGAGTGATCCAATGTATCGCATATATCACGATAAGATTGCAGCAATCGTAGCAGACGAAGATAGAAAACTGTTCTGCTATACCAGCATTGAAAAAGCAAAGCAAGTAGCTAAGAGTATTGAATCGAAAACGAGTTATCGAACAGCGTTGAATCAGCGAGAAGAGTTTCTACTCGAAGTTGGATATAAGAAAGAGAAATTTATTAGATAGTCCGCTAACTGGGGCATTAGCAGAGGAAAGGATGACTGTGATGATTAAAGGCAAGAGCAAATTTGATTCAGAAATATTCCACGGCGATTGGACTAATTGGGGTGGATTCAGCAAACAAAAATATACCAAAGAAGAAGCAATCGAAGCATGGCGTAAAGAAATGTTTGGTCTTGATAAAAATGTCCCATGTGTTGTTGAAGATGCTTTTGTTAGATATCGTGTGGGTCAAAATGAAGACCACGAACCATGTGCATGTTGGTGGCTCGAATGGGAAGATTACGGAAGTAAATCTGTTCCTGCTTGGTCAATACGGGAAGCAAGAGATTATGAATTAGTAGGTTAACGGAAGACTTAGAGGAGGAAAAAATGAAGACATTAAAAATTGAAATGACTAGACGAGATAAAGTAAAAGTGGAACTTGATGAATCATATTTTACCGATGAATGGTTTGAAGAATTTAGAGAGTTTTTCTATGACTTTTATGATTTGGAACAGTTAGCCGAACATATCGCTTACAACATTGTCCATAACAATGCGACGTTTATTGAAGGCGTAGGCACACCTCTCAGAGATGGTGAAAAGCCGTATTGGTTGAGCGAGTCAGAGGAGAAACAACTTAATAAGCATGTGAACGTCATTTTTAATCCGTATGACACTGATGTTGAATATGAATAGTTCGGCAAACGACCACTATCAAGGAGGAAAAATAATGAAATATAGAAAGAAACCAGTAGTAATCGAAGCGTTTCAGTATGACGGAGATTTGATTTATTCC